CTCATCGTCACGTTTACTTACCGTGACCGGGGGGATGCATCGCCCCTGGTAGTTGGGCCCGTAAATGAGAGTGACCCCCGCACCGCTGGAACGGTCGGGGGTCTGGCCGGAACCCGTGGAGGTCCCGACATGCATGACGCGATGTCCGCAGCCGCAGCGGCCGCCACAGGCGATCGCCGCAAGACGCTCGAAGCCATGCGAGACAAGCTCGCCCAAGACTTCGACGCCGCCCCGCCGGCAGTGGTCGCGCAGATCGCCGGGCGCCTCTCGGCGATCCTGGCTGAGATCGAGGCCTTGCCGGTGGAGAGGAAGTCAACCATCGATGAGCTTGCTTCACGCCGTACGGATCGGATCGCAGCGGCCAAGGCTGAGCAGCCTGCCCGCAAACCGACGCGCCAGCGTAGGACCGGAAGCGATTGAGCTGGCAGCGCTCGCCGGGCTCGTGCTCGACGACTGGCAACAGTGGGTGCTGACCAACGCCCTTGCCGAGCAGGACGACTTCCAGTGGTCAGCGTTCGAGGTGGCGCTGATCGTTGCCCGTCAGTGCGGCAAAGGGTCCATCCTCGAAGCCCGCCAACTGGCAGGACTCGCGCTGCTCGCAGAGCGACTCCAGGTTCACACCTCGCACGAGTTCAAGACGTGCTTCGAACACTTCCTCCGCATGGTCAACCTGGCCGAATCCTGTCCGGAAGTCGACAGGCAGATCATGCGCATCCGCCGTGGAGCCGGTGAGCAGTCGATCGAAATGCGATCTGGCGCCCGTCTCCGGTTCATCGCCCGCTCCGGTGGATCCGGGCGCGGCATGTCCGGCGACACGGTGTACCTCGATGAGGCCTTCGCGCTGACCGCTCCAATGATGGGCGCGCTACTGCCAACGCTCTCGGCTCGTCCGAACCCTCAGATCTGGTACACGTCGTCGGCCCCGTTGTCGACATCGGTGGTCCTCCATGGCGTCCGTGACCGAGGCATCGAGGGCAAAGCGCCACGATTGCTGTTCGCAGAGTGGTCGGCACCGGCCGGTAGCGCTCCGGACGACACCGACGCTTGGTACCAGGCAAACCCCGCTCTCGGTATCCGCATCGATGAGAACTTCGTTCGCGCCGAGCTGGACGCGCTGAGCAACACCCCCGACGAGTTCCTTCGTGAGCGTCTCGGCATTCCCGATCCGCTCCCATCCGAGATCGCACCGGACCCCAAGCTCGACCAGGACAAGTGGCTGGCCACCGAGATCGACGTACGGGTGCCCGAGGGTGGCCCGCATCCGCATGTGAAGCCGGGCGAATGCACGATGGCGTACGACATCCACAACGGGTGGTCGTCGGTGTCGATCGCGTCGGGTTCGCTCGCCGGGTCGTACGTGGAAGTGATGCAGTGGGCGCCCGGTGACGGCTGGCTCGGCCCGTACCTGGTCGACAAGTTCCGCACGTGGCGCCCGACGAAGATCGGGCTGGATGGCACGAACGGGCCTGCCGTCGCAGCGCTCGGTGTGATCCGTGAGGCGTTCGAGGACGCCGGCCTGCGCACGGATGTGCTCGAGCCGTTGACCGCTGGTGCGCACAAGGCGGCGTGCGGCGGCATGTTCCAGGCGGTCACGAACGGCACCGTGCAACGTCCTCGGCTGCCGGATGGTGAGGACCAGCTGCGCACCGCTGGGCTGAAGGCGTCGGAGCGTGTGGTGGGCAACTCGTTCGACTGGGACCGCAAGGCGCCCGGCATCCCGTTGGCCACGTTGGAATCGGCGACCGTCGCCCGGGCGCTGCTGCCCGAGAAGGCCGCCGCCGAGTTCTTCATGTACTGACCCCCAACCCATTGAGGAGCCCTCTCATGGATCGTCGCAAGTTCCTGCGTGCATCAGGTCTCGCAGCCATCGCTGCCGCCGTGTCAAAGACCACGCTGCCGAGCACGGCGCGTGTCGCAACAGAGGTTGAAGTCGACCACCGCCCTGCGGTTGCTGCATTGCGCGAGATGCGCACCGAACGCGAAACGTGGGATCACGTACTGCTGTTCACGTGCTCCACAAGCGGTGCCAGCAACTTCGTCGCCACGTACCGACCCGGCAGCGTGTTCGACGACACCCCGTTCACCGTTGCTGGCTGAGCATGTCCGTTCCCGACCGCCGAAGGAGGTGGCCATGAGCAAGCGCATCTCCAACGCGCTCGAGTTGGCCGGTTCGGCGCTCGTCGTGATCGGCGTGGATCGTTGGTCGAACCCGGCTGCGTTCATCGTCGCCGGCGCCCTCCTGTGGGGCTACTCGATGAAGGCGGGCCGCTCGTGAGCATCCTGTTCACGCGAGACCGTCCACCGGCCGCCGCCGAGGCGCGGTCCGGTTCGTACACGCTGCAGCAGCTCGCTGGCCTGGTTGCCGGGTCCGTGCGCGGCGTACCGACCGTCACGTCAGACACGGCGATGCGACACGACGCCGTCTGGTCATGCCGCACACGCATCGCGCAGGACGTGTCGATGATGCCGGTCGACACGGTGCGGTACGTCAACAAGCAGCGCCAGGAAGTGACCCCGGCACCGCAGATCATCGTGGCGCCATCGGTGAACATCCCGGCGTTGGACTGGCGGTACCAGGTCGTCGATTCGTGGCTCGCTGACGGCAACGCGTGGGGCCTGGTGACCGAGACCACGGCTGATGGCCGGTACCCAACCCGTATCGAGCTCGTGGCGCACAACGACGTGCGCCCGTCGGCGTCCGGTGTCCGGTTCGAGGTGCATGGCAAGGAACGTGCGTTGTGGCCGGTCGGTGATCTGTGGTGGGTGCCGGCGTACACGGTGGCCGGGCAGATGCTCGGCCTGTCGCCGATCGGGTACCACCGGGAGACCATCCGAAACGGTCTCGCTGCGGAGCGGTTCTCTGGTGACTTCTTCCTTGATGGTGGGCACCCGTCCGGGGTGCTGACCGTCGCCGGCGACCCGGGCGAGAAGGCCGGGTCGTTGAAGGAACGTCTGCTGAATCTGACCAAGGGGACCCGTGAGCCGCTGATCCTGCCGGCAGGGACCGACTGGAAGCAGATGCAGGTCAACCCGTCGGACTCGCAGTTCATCGACACGATGCGCTACACCGCCGAGCAGGTGTGTCGGATCTACGGGGAGGACCCGGCCGATCATGGCTGCTCGGGTTCGGGTGGTGCGATCACGTACGCGAACCGGTCGGATGCGGACCTGGCCCGGTTCAAGCGCCGCCAGTTCTGGGTCACGAAGCTGCAGGAATCGTTGACGGCGCTGCTGCCGCGCCCGCAGGTCGTGAAGCTGAACACGTCGTCGTCGCTGATGATGACCGCGAAGGAACGCCACGAGCTCCACCAGCTTCGCCTGCGGAACAAGACGACCACGATCAACGAGGTTCGACGCATCGAGGACGAGACCCCGTTCGACGCTGCAGCGAACGCGAACCCGTACGAGAACCCCGGGCTCCCCGCCGCCGTCCCGCTGGCATCGCCCGGCACGGCCCCCGATCCAACACAAGGAGGTGCCGCGTGAGCGCACCCGTAGACGACCTCTTCCGAGGGCTGCTTGCCGGTGTCGACCTGCGTTCGGCCGACGACACCACCAGCGCAGACGCCACCACGATCTTCGGGCACTTCTCCGTGTTCGACACATGGTACGAGATCGACTCGTACCTCGAAGGTCGGTTCCTCGAGCGCACCGCCAAGGGTGCGTTCAAGAAGACGATCAAGGAGAACCGGGACTCGCTGATCGTGCAGCTCGACCACGGCTACGACGCCACCGTTGGCGATCTGCCGCTCGGAGCGATCGAGGTGCTGCGCGAGGACGACATCGGCCCCTACTACGAAGTCGCCGCGTACGACACCGACTACAACCGTGACCGGGTCATGCCGCTCCTCACCGGCCGCACCCTGGATGGGCGCACGCTCGGCTCGGCGCTCGGTTCGTCGTTCCGGTTCCGGGTGACCAAGGAGGACTGGGTGGAGCCCCGCAGCGCCACCCCGTCGAACCCGGACAAGCTCCCCGAGCGCACCATCCGCGAGGTCCGCCTGTACGAGTTCGGGCCCACCGTGTTCCCCGCAAACCCGGCGGCCACGGCGTCGGCCCGGTCGCTCACCGACCACTACTTCGCACGTCGCCTCGCGCGCACCGGCCAAGCCGAACGCGCCGCACGCGACCTGCTCACCATCTCCGGCCTGCCAGCCGGCCACGCCACTGGCACACCGAACCCCACCGAGCCGGCATCCGGCCACTCGGCGGTCAGCAACCAACCGGCACTCGCACGCCTCGCGCTCGAGTTCGCCGACCTCTGACCCCCAAGGAGACCCCCATGTCCACGTTCATCGACACCCTGCAGGCGCGCGCCAAGGCGCTCACCACCGAAGCAGACACCCTCACCAACGAGCGCGCAGCGCTCAAGGCCGAGGTCGACACCCTCACCGCCGACGAGACCCGCACCGCCGACCAGGTCGACGCACGCGCCTCGGAGATCATCGCCCGATCGACCGCCATCAAGGAACGGCAGGCCGCTCTGGCGACCGAGCTCGCCGACGTGAACGGTCGCATCGCCGAGCTCACCGATCTCGACCAGGCCCGCTCGGCGGCCCCTCGCGGCCCGGAGTTCATCCGCAAGCCCGACGCCCCCACGTTCGCCGACGTCCGTTCGATGAACCGTGGCGAGCTCCGTTCGGCCGCCCTGCGCCGCATCGAAGCGCAGCCCGACCACATGATCGAGGGCCGCAACCGCGACCACCTCGAGAAGCTGATCTCGACCCGCACGAAGAACACCGACGGCGACCAGATCGCCCGGCGCCTCCTCGTCACCGAGACCGACACGTACCGGTCGGCGTGGACGAAGGCGATGACGCAGCTGCAGCCGGCGTTCACCCCGGAGGAGTCCCACGCGATCAACGAGTTTCGTGCCATGAGCATCGGCACCGACGCGTCGGGCGGGTACGGCGTCCCCGTCATCATCGACCCGACGATCATCCTGACCAGCGGCGCCGCAGACGCCCCGCTGCTGTCGGTGTGTCGCATCGAGACGATCACGAACGACGAGTGGAAGGGCATCAGCTCGGCCGGTACCGCCTGGTCGACCGACGGTGAAGCCGTCGCCGTGTCGGACGACTCGCCGACCCTCGCCCAGCCGAACGTGCCCACCTACATGGGTCGCGGTTTCATCCCGTACTCCATCGAGGTCGGCATGGACTACCCCGGCTTCGCCAACGAGATGCGGATGCTGCTCGAGCAGGGCTACATCGACTGGCTCGCCACGAAGACCGCGACCGGTTCCGGTTCGTCGGACCTCACCGGCTGGTTCACCGCGCTCGACGCGAACACGAACGTCGAGGTCGTCGTGACGACCGACGGCGCGTTCGGTGCGGTCGACATCGACAAGGTGTGGGCCGCCCTGCCGGAGCGGTTCCGTTCGCGCGCCGTGTGGTTCATGAACGTCGACGTCGAGAACGAGATCCGCGGGTTCGGTTCGGGCACCGCAACCTCGCGGTTCACGGTCGACCAGACGCAGGCCGGCATCAGCCGTCTCAACGGTCGCAGCGTGATCCTGTCGGACTACGCCCCGACGTTCACCGGCACCACCGGCGCCTCGAACATCCTGATCGTCGGCGACCCGTCGACGTTCCTCGTGGCGCAGCGCGCTGGCATGACCGTCGAGCTCGTCCCGCACCTGTTCGACGTCACCAACAACCGTCCCACCGGTTCGCGCGGCTGGTTCGCGTACGCCCGAGCCGGTTCGGACTCGATCGTCGACAACGG